CAATTCTTTGCGACTGTAAAGTTATTAAAACTAAACTCTAATTTGTCAACTATCTTAACTGCCCCTCCTGTATGGTCTATTGCAACATAACCTTCTGGATTGACAACCTTTAATCCGTTTGGTGTTCGTACAAAAGTTTTAGCTAGACCTTTCGCCTCATTCATTTTTTTAATTATCATCATTTTAGCTTCGACTAAAAATCTCATAAAATCTACTACAGACTCTAATGTTTTCTCTGATTTACGGATAAATCTTAAATGTTCTTGTAAATCTGACTGTAGTTTTTGTGATTTGTTCTTTTTCCACCATTTAGTAAAGTGTTGTTGATAAAATTTTACAGCTGCTCTACCCTTTGGTAGTTTTTTACCTTCTCTCGTAAATGTATTTAAATATGTCTTAAATTTAGCCCCAGCTGCAGAGTTACCTAAACTTTCCTCCCATCTCAAATAATTACTAAAAGATGACGAATTGATTTGATGAAACTGCTTCCCAGCACTGGATAGTGCCTTTGTAACTTTAGCTGTTTCTTTGAGAGTAAACTTACCTTTTCCTGAAACATCTCTAAAAGTTGCGTCATCTTGCCATACAGAAGATATCTTCTTAGGTAGTTTAGCCCCAAATGAAGCACTTAAATCTTGAATTGTTTTACCTTTATAAGTTGTATGCCAAACTATACCAATATTTGCTTTCTTTATTTCTTCACCTATTTTACTATCTTTTTCTACTGCGTATAATATTGTATTTGGTTGAAATGTGTAATGTGAAACACCCTCTATGTCCATAGTCGCCAGGTCTTCTTTGGTGAACATTAAATCACCTTGTAATATCTCTGTCATATCTAACTTACTAAACTCTATAAATGATGTTCTAAACTTAGAGGCTAAATCTCCATCTAAGTCTGAGTTTATTTCAGCTATTGAAGTATAATACTTAGGTGTTTTATTAAACAAAGATTTCTTCGCTACAAAGAATTCACCTGTCTCTGGATGTGGCCCAGCGAATATAGCAGGTGCTCCATCCCATTTAACAGTTACATTTAGTTTCTTTTTATTGTCACCTGCGAACATATCTCTTAGTGACCTTAAAAAGTTTATAGCACTTCGACCACCAGCTACACCAAAATTTAGAATTTCATCTTCTAAATGTTCTAAGTGTAAATTCTTTCCTGCTCCTTCTGATAAAAATTCCATATTAATTAAGTGGTTTTGACAACTCCTCCCAACTTGTTTCGTAATCTGAATCACCATCTGCGTAAGCCAGAACTCCTAACTTTTCGTATTCAGGTATTAAATCTTCTGTAAGTAAACCTATTTTCTTTAAGTTTGGCATGATTCTACTAAATAATACATCTTGAAATTGTGTTTGTAAAATATTTTCTTTTTGATATTCTTCTGTCTCTTCTATATTCATACCATACTTTTCCCAAACATCATAAGCTTTTAATCTATGACGACTTACAGTACAAGCCTCTAATGCAAACTTAGCTCTATCTCTTCTATCTTCTTCACTCAAAGTCTGTACGAACTCTGTTAGATAGTTTATACCAAAAGTTACATGACGAGCTTCATCACGAATAATTAACTCTAACATTCTTTTGAAAACAGGGTCATTTGTTCCGTCTTTAGCTGCGTTGAATGCTGCCAAAGCTAAACCCTCAATAACTACTTGCATTCCTATAAATTTTAAATCCCACCTTGGGTCTGTCAATATCTTATCAAGTAGTCCTTTCAAAGCTGCCCCTATCGGCCAACTTTTCTTAATTCTTGTTTGTAAGTATTTATTGAATGCCTCTACATGACGAGCTTCATCAAAAGTTTGAGAAGCTGCATATAGTTTGGCGTTGAATGTAGGTGCACAACTTGCGAGTTGACTCGCTACTAATAAAGCACCTTGTTCTCCATGTAAAAACTGACTAACACTCCAAGAACTTAAATCATGAAAGAACTCTTTTCTCTTCCATCTAGGCATCTCTTTGTAAACTGGATGATTTGACCATTGATTATCTTCAAAGTCAAACTCTTCATCACCCATACCTTCGAACTCAGGAGACCAGTCTAAATCTGACTCTACATTCCAATTAAGTTCTTTTCCTAGTTCATATAATTTTTTGATTCGATTATCTTGAACAGTATAGTCCCAATTATAAGAACCTGTAAGAGGTGTTTTAAAAATTTCGACTACATCAACTGGATTTAAATCTTTGACATAATCACCCTCGAAAAGCCTAACTTTGTTAGGTGTATTTGTTATTTGTATTTCCATATCTTATTCTAGTTTTAAGTGTGCTGCTGAGAAATCTGATTCTGAGCTAGCGTATTTTAATAGATTCATAGCTAATTTTTTCTCGCCGTCTTCTCCCATGGTATCAATTAGTTCAAATAATTTCAAGACTTGAAATTTAGAATTTGCCCATGATTTTGCTGCATTCTCTAACATATCTTGGTCATTCAACCATTTTAGAAAATTATTTTCATTTTTAAAAGCGTCTGTATATTGTTTAGCTGTAGCACCTCTGGCGAATACTAGATTTCTTCTTCTTGATATTTTCTTCCAAGATTTTGAAGCTTGAGCGAATTGTTTCTTACCATTTCTAGTTAGTACATACTCTTTACCCTTTAGTTCTATTATATCAGGCCCACCAGCTTTCTTAATATTTGAGTCAAACTTTCTACCAGTAAATTTATCTAACATAGCTAATTGAACTTTTCCTTGAACTGCTTCTGCACCTTTTTTCTCTGCTTCACCTCTGATTCTATCAGTATCTTTCGCTTGAAATATTCTGAAAGCTAAACTTTGTGCCTCGATAGCAGGGTCACCAACAAATTTAATTGTTCCTGATAGAGAGCTTACTGCTGATAATTTTAAATCTATTTTACTAAGTTCTTTTTCTTCTGGTGGATAATAATTTTTATAGTCTAGTTTACCTATACCTTTTTTGAGAGATATACCTATGATACCTTTTTTACCCTTTATAGAGTCATATAGATATTTGTTTAACTCTGCTATTGTAGAGTGCTCTGGAACAGAGCTGTCATAGTATAACCATACATCTGCTGGATTCCATTTATCTAATGACCTAGACATATTCATACCCATGTCTGATTTAAATAGTTTTACGGCTTGTCTATTGATATCAAGTTTACTATCATCTTTAACATATTTCTTAGGTTGTTTTTTACCTATAACTTTCATTAGAGCTTTACATTGTGCTTTATGAGATATCAACCAGTCTGTTTTATTTTCTAAATAGTCAACTAAATTTTGAGCTCTCTCTGCAGTGATACCAACTTTCCCATAAACATTTTTATCTTTCATTTTATCAAGTAAATCGGTGTCACTAGCTCCTGATTGTAATGCTGATAAGACTAGTAAGAAAGACTCTTCATTATCTTCTGTGCCTTTTGTACCTCTTCCTTTAACTTCACCAGCTAAAACTATGTCATAATCTTTACCATCAAAATCAAAAGAAAACATATTGAATTGACTACTCTTATTTTTACCTGTTCTTGGTGGAGTCATTTCAACTTCTTTAGCACCCATACCTTGTAACTTTCTAGAGAATTCACCATCTGATAATTTACCTGAGTTACCTATTCTATCAGGATTTGATACAACTTCTAAACCTTTATCTAAATCTGCTATTTGTTTTTGCATAGCCTTCTTAGTCATTTCAGTTATTTGTTCTAGTTTAAGTGTTGGTTCCATACCAGTATTGACTAAACGGTAAAGTTCATCAGCTACTTTTACACCAAACTCCGTGTCTGTAGGATAATGCACACCAGCTATTTGTCTACCGATACCTATTCTTTTTCCGATATCTAATATATTTTTTCTATGTTCGATTGGTAATTCATCTGAGATAAGTCTAGCTAATAATCTACCTTGTAATGCGTGACCTGATGGATATGATGGTGTTTCTGCTGTCTGTAATGGGAAAAGTGGTAAATCTATACCTAGAGCCTTAGCTAGTTTAGCTGGTCTAGGTCTATCATAAAATCTTTTTAATTGTAATGTGATAACATCTGATTGCTCTTGAATATTTCTAATTCTTTCTATATCTACTCGGTCTTCTAGGCCATAAATGGCTAAATATTCTTCAAAAGCTTCAACTATCTTTTTATCATGAAATATCATTTCTTCAGCTTCTTTATCTCGCATAGGCTGTAATGATATCAGAAAATTAATCTCATTTCTAACTTGATGTGAAGAATTCTTAGGTGGTGGCATACCTTCATATGTTTCAAAGTCAAAGTGTTCAAATTCTGGATATGGTCTAGAAAAAACTTTGATTCTTTTCTTTGTTAAAGGCAAACCATGTTTAAGTTTATCTAACTTATTCTCTTCTGGTAGATTCTGCAAATAGTGACTAAATGTCTTCATAAGCAGTATTTATGTTAATTTATTTTTGTATTTTGTGCTTGGAGAGATAAGTCTCAATATTTTCGATTTCTTCTAAGAGAGACTCTTGCCTTTTAGGCTGTGACTTGGTTTTCTTCAAAGAAATAAGTTCTTTCTTTAATTCAACCTTTTTTGATAGCAAAGACATAACAGAAGTGCCCTTTAAGACACCTCTCTTTGTTTTACTGTTAGGATTCAATGATTTCATTTAACTTAGCAATTGTATCGTCAGCCTTGGTATGTAGTATTCCAATACCACCAGCTTCCACCCAACAATCAATATTTTTTTCTCTATCATCAATCAATACTGCTTTTTTATGTGCAAAAGCAGCTTTCTGAGAACCTTTGAAAGTTGGTATTAACAACCAATCTGGATGAACATATTCTCTCACCCAATCAATTTTATCTTTAATAACTATTTGTCTGTTTACTGTACCAGCTGCTGTCAATATCTCTGTAGGTATACCTGAATTAGCACACCAGTCAATCAATTTCCAAGCGTCTGGATAAGGTTTTAGTTTTCTAAATAAGTGTTTTGCTGTTAGTTCTCTTTTATTTTTATCATATAAAAGATGTCCGTCTGAGTTGTTTCCAATCTTCTCACCTAACATTTCGGAACAAGTAGTCTCGAAGTCTGCTAGAACTCCGTCCATGTCTAAAAATATTTGTCTCAATTTTTCGCCTTTATTATTCATACTATGATCATACACAAAAAAGTAGCGGGGTTTCAACCCCTACTACCTCGCTTTTTGTTTAGAATTAGTCTCTTTTCAATTTCTTGGGTACTACCCCAATTTCTTACGCTCTATTTTTTATCTAAGTGGTTTCGGCCTGTCCACTATAATGTGAGTTCGTTTTACCTGAATCCCGATACTAAACATAAATTTCATCAGACCATTTCAGACTACTATTCAAGATTTCCTGTAAGAGCCTTACCTCGTCTTAATAGGTTTTATTCCAACTATAAATCAATATAGAAAAGAAATCTTACTTCGTCTTTTTTCTCCTCAACCTCCAACCAACTTAACGGAGAATTCCTTCACACGAAAAAAAACCACCTTGGAGAAAGGTTATGACCCTTTCATTTCACTCCGAGGTGGTTAAATATGTGAAAGTTCTTTTGAAATTACTCATTGTTTGCAACCAAGTTTTCGTTTCCATCATCAAGCGAGATATTAAATCTCCCTACTAACTGTTAGACGACTATACTCTCTTATTCTCCAAGAATCTAACACTGCAAGCAACCATTGTTTTCAACTCACATCCATAACTTATCATCATACTCTAACTCAGGACTTCTTTCTACGCTCGGGTTCTGTATAGTCCCCGACTATCTGATTGTTGAACGCTTGAGTCTCCTCTCTTGTTTTTTCAACAACCAGTCAACACGCCTCCATCTTGTATTCGTATATCACCACTCTATCATGTCCACAACTCTAAATTTAACCATTATACCGACAGGAATACACAATGCCCTCGCCGTGAGTCATCAATGATAGTTCTTTTGTCAACTCTTACTCTAGTATTATATTTCGTTTAAAAAGTCTCAGGGAGTCTGGTTACTTCAAGCTTCTCCATTCTTGATTACCCTTACACTAACGACTCAAAATATAATCTATCGTTTTTTGATACTGATGCTCTTCACAATCCACCATGGTGAATCCTCAAAATGTTTAAATAATGAGTTCAGTAAAAAAGATTCTATGACCGCTCTCGCTCGAATAGTGAAGTAGTTAACCGGTTACTAAAGTAGATTCAACTATCACCTCTACTTACGCCGTTGTGTTCTTACCCACAAACTCTACGATTTACGATAAGTCTTATGCTTTGTATTCAACCTACTATTTCAAGGTCAATGGCAGTTCAGAAAGATTAGGACCACTTCTCCACACAACCCCTGTTGTGACAGGATTCGAACCTGTGACCTCTCAACGACTTTTGAACTTTCGTGACTGTTTTCTAATGACTAAGAAACCCTTTCGGTGTTCATGAGGAACTAAGTTCTTAATCAAGTAAAGTTTCTCTATTTTTTAGAAGGTCGAACTTTCAAGCACTTCGTTATTATGTATATATGATCTCATAAAAGTAGCCTCGGAGTCAAGCTTTTTAGCGCGAAAAAGCGTGTTTTTTTGCATGAAAAAGAGGCCCCTTAGGGCCTCTACATTTCGACATTTACTTATTCGAAGGCGGCTGTACCATGTATACCTGACCAGCCTGGCCGATTAAAATCGACTATAATAAATCATCACCTGGTTCCCAATCACAGCCAGTTTTACCACCAGCCTGAAGGGCTTTAACGGTTCTGATTATCTCTTCAACATTTCTACCAGTGTCCAGTTCATTTACTGATACATGCTGAATTATATTGTGGGGGTCTACTATGTAAGTAGCCCTATAACAAACTCCCTCACTAGTATTCACTATACCTAGTTCCCCAGCTAATCTTAAACCACAATCAGCTAATAGAGGATATCTAATATCTTTTATCTGGTCGTTAGTTTGTTTCCAATTAAGTTTACAATACTCATTGTCACCACTAATACCAAAGACACTAACTCCCTCGTCTATGAGTTTATCCATTTTAGCTATCTCTGTAGGACATATGAAAGTAAAGTCCTTTGGATAGAAAAATATTACTTGCCAGTTATCACCTTCTGGTACTGACATATTTGATATCTCTACAATACTATTGTTTTCATCAACACCTTGTAGAAATATATCAGGAAACTCATTACCAACACCTAGCATGTAGTTTCTATCTTCATTGAAATCTCCAATCATTATGCCTCCTAATATTTGAAGTTATCCATTTTTTCAGACTGCATTCTAGCCCCTGTTTCAGAATTATCCATCACAGGACCTGTATCTATGAGTTCATCTTGTGCAGATTGTTCACAATCATACAGTCTCATTTTTGCTCGGTCAATACCGAGGACAAACCGTCTATTGTATGTAGGGTCATTATATCTATTCTTTAGTTGTTTAATCATAATTTGGTCTAATTCTTGTAATTCTTCTGTTGACATAACAGCGAACATAAAGTCTGCAGTCGCTGGTAGACCAAAAGATTCAGAAGTATCTTCAAGACCAATATCTGTAGATACAAAACCTGTTCTATTTGTTTGAGTAGCTGACATGATTGGTACATCAAACTCTACAGCCAAACCTCTCATTTCTTCGGCTATACTTTTAACATATGAATATGTATTCACTTGACCACCAGGTCTTACTCTAGATGAAGCACATATATTTAAATAATCTATGAACATCATATCTGGAACAAAATCTTTCTTGAGACTTAGTTCTTGTAGTAAGTGTCTCAAGTGACCTACATGAGCCGAAGCTGTAGGATATTCTTTGATAATTAATTTACCTTTTGTCTTGTCTCTAACTCTCTTGATTTTTCTATCATACATTTCTTTTGGTAAATCTTGTAAATCATTAAGAGATATGTCTAGTAAGTTTGCGTCTATTCTTTCTGCTATCTTTTCTTCAGCCATTTCCATAGTCA